TACTCTGCAAAAGCTTTATACTCTATCTCAGGCATTCCAACCGTATCAAGTAACAAACTATAAGCATGTTGATGTATTGATTCCATGTTTGCAAAAGAACCCATCATCATTCTTGCTTCAGGTTTTTTAAAGATAGGCATATACTTATCTATATATCCTGCACCTACATCTACATCTGACTGAGTAAACAATCTAAATATTTGTGTAAGTAAATTCTTTTCTATATCTGAAAGTTCCTGCCAATCTTTAACATCTGTATGTAGTGGTACAGATTCAGGCATCCAATGCATTTGATTCTGTAGTACATAGTAGTCAAACATCCAAGGATATTCAAACGGTTTGTAATAGTCTCTAGTTTTTAGTAAGCTCATTTTTCTTTTCCTTTTTCTTTTTGTTATTGTTAAATATTCTGTCCCAATTTTCTTGGTACTTTTTTTCGTTTGGATTCCTACGTTTGGAACCCTTACCTCCGTGCCATTGACTCATTATCCTTCACAAGCAAGACATTCAGTATCTTCTAAATTAATTCTAGGTACTTTAACATTTACATTCTCTACTGTACGAGCAGCATTAGAACGGAAATAATAAAGTGATTTAAGTTTTTTCATACCATACCAATGAACATCATTTACATACTGCATATATTCATCATGTACTTCTTGAGGTTCTGTAGCTTTTGGTAAAGTAAAGAACAGATTAACAGACTGTGCTTGACAAATAAACTCTTGTCTTTTTGAAGCATGTTCAACAATCCATATTTGATTTATCTCATTAGCTGTTTTAAATATTTCTTTCTCATCATCAGTAAGTATATCTAAGTGTTGGACTGAACCATCACTACCTGATATATCTTTCCATAATGCATTTAACTCATCAGCTTTAAGTCCTTTTGATTTTAAAAGCTTTTCAAGATATTTATTTTTTACTTGATAGCTTCCGGATAAAGTTTTGTGAGTATAGCAGTTAGCACGATAAGGCTCAATGCTAGGAGAAGTCCCACTACAAATGATACCACTACTAGCATTAGGAGCAATAGCAAGGAGATTAGCATTCCGCTTACCACTACCGTGGATGTCAGGAGCTTCGCCCCTTTCAATAGCCAACTCTCTAGTTGCTTCTTTCGCTTTTCCCTTAATGTAAGTGAATGCCTTAAAGTTAAACCCAGTTGCGTAAATGCCCTCAAAAGGAAGTGACCTACGTTGAAGATAAGCATGGAAACCCATAGCACCAAGACCGAGACTTCTTTCTCGATACGCTGAGTAGGCACTCTTGGTAAAGCCTTCTTTACCTTCTTTAACATATTTTTGAAACCTTTTAAAATTCGCACTATATTCTCCTAGTTGTGTTGTATCTATTGCGTTGTCAATGTAGTGTTGTAAAACATTGTCAAGCATGGTTATTAAATCCGATATAAAGTTATCGTCCTTTGACCAATCATCAAAGTGTTCTAAGTTTACTGAAGATAAACAACATACTGCTGTTCTTTCTTCGTCTGTAGGTAATGTAATCTCAGAGCATAAATTACTTTGACGTATCTTAAGCCCTAAGTCTTTTTGTTTTTGAGGTAGTGCATCATTACATGCATCAATATTTACCATGTAAGGCTCTCCTGTTTCTGCTCTCGCATGAATAATTTGCCACCATAAATCTCTAGCATTAACTATCTTAACAGCTTCATTAGATTTAGGGTCAATTAATCTCCAGTCATCATCGTTCTGTACAGCTTCAAGAAAAGCATTAGTAATATTTATACCATTATGTATGTTAAGATTCTTTCTGTTTATATCTCCACCAGATTCTTTACGCATGTTTATAAACTCTTCAATCTCCGGATGACTTATATCCATATAAGCCGCATAAGAACCACGTCTTGTAGTTCCTTGATTGAAAGCTAACATCTGAGAATCAACTACGTGCATGAAAGGAATTGAACCAGTAGAACGACTGCCATGAGTAGTAGAAATACCGTTACTCCTAATATCGCCCCAATATCCACCAATGCCTCCACCTGAACTTGCCAACCATATATTCTCATCATAATGAGCAGATAAACCACCCCTACTGTCAGGAACATAATTAAGGAAACAACTGATAGGAAGCCCACGACTTGTACCCCCGTTACTAAGTATAGGAGTGCTAAACATGAACCAACGAGAGGAAGAGTAGTTGTAAAGTCTTTGAGCCAACTCAAAATCTGTTTCCCCTTTGAAGGTTGCTCCGAAGACGGATGCTCTTGCGAATGCTTCTTGTGCATGTGTTTCTCCTTCCCAAAGATATCTGTCTTTGAGTGTATCTAAACTAAATTTATCAAATGTTTTTTCTTTATCATAGTCTATTTCAATTCCTAAGTAAGGCTTAGTTCCTATTTTATCTTCAACCATCGTCTTGTTCCTTGTCATTTAAGTGTATTGCTATTATAGCATAATGTACAATTTTATACAAGTCTGTATCATTATGCCCCTCTTTCTTGCCATATCTCATGGCATACTTCATAATATTTCCCATACAAAATCCTTCACCATGACCGGAATCTACTATCATATCAGTTGCTTGGTACTTACCGTTAGCGTAGTGTTGATTGTATGTGTTACCTATGTAAGACTTTATGGTATTTAAAATCTTATCTTCATTAAATTTATAGTTCATCTTTTCTCCAGTTATCAGGTAAAGTATTTTCACTATACCATATAAATTTATTTTTTTCAGCCCATTCAGCGTGGGTTCTTTTTGTTCCGTCCTTTCTTTTCTTAGCCTGTGGCATAGGAGCATAAGGACTTAGAAATAAAAACACTAACTCTTGATTAGGTTTTAAAGCTTTACGAATCCAAACATATTTATTGTACTCTTGGTAATCCCAGAATCTACCTTTTGCTTCTAATAAATATTCTTTCTTACCTATCTTTTTTACAAAGTCAGGCTCATAGTTATGCTCAACTACATAAGGAACTTTACTAGTGTGATGATTCCAGTCTTGTAAAATTGTCGTGTGTAAAGTATGTTCCCATTTTGAATCATATCCTTTAGGTACATCTTTTTCTTTAGGTCTAACCTTCCTAGGTTTTCTATAACCGACCATTAGATTACATCCGAGTAACTAATATCTTTAATATCTTTCTTAACCTTTTTAATCTTTTGTGCAAACCATCTTGGTGTGTATGCAGAAACCATAAGTTTTCTGTTAGCGTAGAAGTGGCTCTCTTCAGGTAAATAATTTTGAAAGTTATCTACATTTACTTTCTTTTGTTCTTCTTCTACAAGCATACTCTTTAGCCACTCAACAACAAACTCCTTTGAAAGTTTACGAACTTGTTTCGCTTTTCTTTGATTCATAATTTTATTTCCTCAACCTTTGGTTCTTTAACAATCTTTGTAAAATATACAGGACCTTTAGCATAGTTAAATACTCTTAAGCCTTGCCCATCGTTAGAATCTTTATGACATTCTATTTTATGAGGACACCAACCACAGTTTTTAGATAGCTTCATGTTCCCTGAAACACCTTCAGGTATATCCTGATAACAAAACTCAGGTGGTTCATTCTTTACAATAATTTCTTTTACATTATCTATTTTAGAAACGATGTTTGGTTTTTCCATATCGTCAGGTATGTAAGTACAAAGCTCTCCTGTTTCTTTATTCATAACTAAGAAGCCACCTTTACTTGTACCTTCTGCTTCTTCATACCCTGCAAGTTGTGCAAGATAACCAAAGGAATCATCTTCACTTAATGTTCCTTCTTTAAATTTCTTAAATGCATATCCTGATGCAGTCTTTACATCGACAACTTCACCGTCAATCTTACAGTCCATGTGTCCTTTAATACCATTTACAGTAATTTCTTTTTGCATGTCTGTAAGTTTGTGTCCAGAAAGTTTAACAAAGAACAAGAGTAATACTTCAAGTAAGTGTCCATATAAAAACTTAATCTGTATGTTCGGCTCTAATTTTTCTGTGGTTTCTGTTTTAGTATGAGCATCAAACCATAAACGTCTTTCAGGTTTACCTATGTTAGACATTCTCAACATTTCTTTTTGTGTTCTATCTTGAGGAGTAGCCCAATGCCTAAGAGCATCAGCCATTTCTTTACCAAACTCTTCGTATGTTTCTTCCGAAATATTTAATTCATTACCTTCTGTAAGTGAATCCAGTAAGGCATAAATATCAGGTACTAAATTACTTAATTTTTTCTTTGTCATTTTCTGACTCCTTGAATGCTTTAATTACATCCGATGAGAATAGTTTTTGTAAGTTTACAAGAAACATCTTACTTGCTTTATGGTCTCCGCCACTTACAGTTCTAAATGTGTCTAGTTTATCTACGATAGTTTTAAGTACATCTGTTTTAAAAACTAATGTACAAAATTCATTATCACCAACACATAGATTATGAAACCAGTAATCAGATTCAGTTGCTCTGATACCTGAAGGTTTACCATAGGATTCATATTCTACACAAATGTTTCCTGTATTTTGCCATAAATCTTTTTCAGATTTAACTTCTATTTTTTTATTGGTAAGCATGTCTGCTATTTTTTCTTCTCTAATTGTACCATAAGTTAAATCAATGTCAAACTTTTTTCTGTCTTCTTTTATTGGTTTCATTTTACATGCTCCACAAATTTTAATTCTCTAGTATGAGGATTAAAAGTTAATAATTGAACTCCCATTTTTATTTGTTTCTTTGTTCTTTTATGAGAAGGTGCTAAATTTGTACCTGCTTCCCAATCTGTTATCCTATCTCCTCCTCTTGCATATAAAGTTTTTACATCTATTAAAATTGTTTCATTATCTTTTAATGCAATTAAATCTACAGGTCCTGAACAACCTGCATTTTGAAAAACTTCGTAACCATTATCCCATAACCAAGTTACAGCATAGTATTCTGCGAAATCTCCTTTTCTACTTGTATTTTTAATGGGTTTCATACCAACTGTCTCCTATTTTATATTCGCCTGTTAAAGGACATCTCATGTTGTAATGTTGTCCTGCTTTTTCTATGGCTTCTACGCCTAGTCTTCCTACAAAGTCTGCCTGAC